ACTACCTGAAACTATGACTTTTCTCCATTGTGCTACTGCCATTGTTAATGTATTTTAATTGTTAATGTTTTGTTTTTGTATAAATATTATGTTATTCTAACCCCACATAAAAAGAAGATGAAGTAAACCATATAGTTCCTGCAACCGTTGCTCCTGTCGGTGCTAACGATTGTGTTGCTATCTGAATTATGCTTTGACTTACTGTTAATATAGGTTGTTTTGTTGTGAAGTTTCTTACTATAAACAGGTTACTATATACGTCTGTGTTACCGCTGCTGCTTATATTAATATATGGTATACTTCCAGATTTAATTAAAAATAAACTATTTGGATCAACATTAACACTGGCTGTAATGCTACCTGTTGATATTTGAGATAAATTTAATCCAGCAACATATGAGGCTGTTAAAGCGTAAGATGAACTTGTACTACCTGAAGCATATGAAGCACTTAGAGCGTTTATAGCATAAGACGCAGTTGTTGCTACTGTACCACCTTCTATGGTGTATGCACTAACTGGTACTTGATCTAAAAATCTAACTCTAGCCATTAATTATTTTGTTTTTGTATAAATATTATTATATTATTGTTGCTCTAGATGTAGATTGATCTATTTGAACAGCTCTTTCTGCTTCTTTTTGTTTAAGAGCTGTAGCTGTACCATCAGGATTAACAGTACCAGTAAGAATAGCATCATTAGAAGTAGCTTCGATAGAAAATATTATTTTTGATTTGTCTCTAAATTTCTTTATTGCACTTAAATCTTTTTGAATAATATCAGGTATTATATGCCCATATAATTTAATATTAAATGTACTTTTCACTGCTCTTTCTTCTGAATCTGCTAATTCACTTATTGTACCAAATGAATCTATTCTAGCTTGGAATTTATATCTTTCTGGATCTCCCCAATATGCGTCTGAAGCGTAATTAATTGCTTCTACTATTTTGTTTAGTTGTTCTACGTAATAAGTAAATATAGTACAACTATATTCTATAGTAACGTAGTCTGGCATTATAGTTGCATAGTATGTTTTTTCAGGTGTTCTATTGTTTAAAACATTAAAGTTAGAATAAGCATCTTTGGTTGAATATTTTTTAGTAAATACCCCAAAATTTTGAGGAGAATTCGCGTCTAATTTATTAGCTATTGTTCTATTTTTATCAATTGAATCTCTTTTAAATACAATTAAAGGAAACATTGCTTTTCCTTTAGAATCTCTATAATAACCATCTTTTTGCATTGATTTCCATCTTTCAGGAGAACCATATATTACAGGTACAGGTAATCTTTCTCCATTTTGTATTACAAAAGGTTGTATTACATTTTGAAAATAATATAAAATAGCCTCATCTATATCTTTAATACCAATACTAAAAGGTTTTACAGTGTCTCCTTTAAAAGAAGTTTGTAAAGCTCTATTAACATTTGGGTTTGTAGATGAATAATTTGGATTACCTGCTGTTGGGTCTGTAGGTGTTTGTAATCCAATACTTATTTCTTTTTGGGTTTTAGGTATGGGTGTTTTGCCTTGAGTAGTCATTATAATCTAGCTTTAACAATGTTAACAAGATCTTGAGGTACATATCTGGTTTGGCAAATTACTGAAGTGTTGTAACCAAAGTAATTTAATCCTGGATTTAATGGGTTATTACCTGAAGAATCAGTGTATGGATAATTTGGATCTTTACCCATAAATTGTTGGTTAGTTATTATTTTAACATTTTCAAAGTATCCTTCTTGATACATAATAATATCTCCAACTTCAGGGTATAAATTAGCATCTGTTAAATCATCAATAAGGAATGAGAAATCATTTCCCCATTCGAAATCTACACCTATACCATCAGATGAATAATTTTGGTCTTTTCTTTCTATTAAACAATTTAAAATAACTGGTTCTTGGAAATATCTTCCCTCAGCTGCTTCACCATATATGTTAACAGATGTTTTAACTAAATTATGTTTATAATAAACACACTCTTGAGAAATAATGTTTCCCATTAATTCTCTGTTCACGTATCTGAACATGCTAATATCTCTAGCTGAACCGAATAAAGCGCACATATATTTTAATTTTTAAATTTCCATTTATATCCAAAAGCGGTTTTTGTCTTTTCATGACAGCAACTATTTATATTAGGTTGAGATAATCCTAATGTATTAGATGCTTCTTTACCACTATTCCATTCTTTAATAAAATTACCTTCAATATTAGTTGACTGCCCAATATATATTCTCCCATTAGGATTTGTTATTTTATATATTCCTATCATATTATCCTATAAAAATTTGCATTGGTACATAAGAAATTTCTTGAAGTCTAGCTACTGATTCAGCTGCTCTTCTTTCAAGTAAAGCTTGATTTGATGTTTGTTCAAAGTATTCTCTTAATCTTTGAATTAAAGCATCTTTAGTTGCTGTAGCAGAAGTTAATAAATCTGATTGGTTAAGTGTTACATTTGAGTTAGGTATAGGAATAGTACTATATTTTCCTCTTACATATCCTAACATTTCTTTTGATATTGCTAAAGTGTATTCAAATATCCATTGACGACCAATAGAGTTTATCTGGGAGTAGGTAGGGTTATTGTATGGAGCATTTGATGCGTTTGTAACACTACCAGATGCTTGAACGATGGCGTTATTTAATCTATCGTTTAATAAAATATATTGAAAATATAAATAAGCAGCTCCATCTCCTGTTGGGATAGGGAATATTCTTAATTTATTATTTATTAATTCAAATGAGTAATTTGATAAAGCAACTGTATTTTGCATTTCAACAGCTTGTGCTGCTTGTATAGTTAAACTTGTAGGTACCATTAAATAACTTGTAGTACCATATCCTAAACCATAAGCACCAGCTGCAGGTACACCACCTAAATTACTAAAACCAATACCACCTAAAAGTGGATTATATAATTGGTTAACAGCAGGTGGTGGATAATAAAATACTCTTTTAATTTCAATTCCACCAGTAATACTTTGAGAAACTGCCCAAACATTTAAGTCATAGTCTTGTATACTTGATGTTAAAGCTATTGAACCACTATACCAAGTTACATTTCCACCTACTCCTGATTCTACACCATATTGTTCTGATAGTCTAATTATATTTGCTAAACTTGGTGTTATTAAAGCATTATTTAAAGAATTATTAGCGGAAGTACCTTCTAATGTAAGCATATTATCTCTTACTTGGAAAGCATAAAGCTCATTACCGTAAGTAGTAACAGCTTCTTCAAAGGCAGTATAAAAATTTATAGCTTGTAATTCAACTTCTTGAATAGGATAACCTAAACGTTGAGCACAAAATTTAGCTACTTTATCGGCATCTGTTTGAAATTGAGTATCATTATCATAAAATCCAAAAGGTGTAGAACCTGTTGTGAATGATGATGATCCAGGCCAAATAGGTACATTCATGGTTGTTTTATTTATAAATATTAAAAAAAGGGTTCTAATTTAGAACCCTTATGCATTATAATAAATATGTTTTAATTTATTTTCCATATTCGTAATCTAATATTTTTCCAACTAGGTCTGAACGATGGTTTGTTTGAAGTTTAATCCATTTAATTTCTTCAATTTTTTTAGATAGCTCAATTGCGTAAGTTAAGCCGTTAATTTCGCCGGTAGGTGATTTTATGTCGGTTTGCTCGTTATCTCCGTTTATCACGATTTTTCCCGTTTTACCTAAACGAGTTAATATAGCTAACATTTCGGCCTTGGTAAGATTTTGTGCTTCTTCTACAATTAATATATCATCAATTGTTTTACCACGAATAAATTGTACAGGAAGTGCTTTTATTTTTTCATCTTCTAACAATTTTGATACTTCGTTTTTATCAGTACAACATTTGTTTAGATTTTCCAATAAAGCTTCCATATAAGGATCAAATTTTTCATTTAAACTTCCTGGAAGGAAACCTAAACTTTTACCCACCTCAATAGCTGCGCGTGTATTGTATATGCAATTTATTTGTTTTTTCTTAAGAAAATCTAAGGCTGATTGAGCACATACTAAACTTTTACCACTACCTGCTCTGCCTGTTACTATAACAATTTGGTTGTCTATTATTAAACGTTTGGCTTCTTTTTGTTCTTCATTAAGTTGAACAGAATTAATAGACTTTATTTCACTTTTACGTTCACGGTTTGGTTCTCGCATTTATAAAAACTTGGTTCTAATATAAATATGAATAAAATAGTAAAAAAAAGCCCGGGAAAACCCGGGCTTAATTTAATTTATCTATTCTAGATTAAAGGGTAGTTAAACCATTTACATAGATCTTAGCATAGAATTCAGGACGTAACATCTTCTTAGCGTAACGAGTTAATAGACCTTTACGTGGAGTGAAGGTATTAGGATCGTACACTAGAGGAGTCATAATTAATGGAATATATGGAGCAAATACAGCACCAGCTTCTAAGAATTGTTTACCACGATAACCCATTAATATTACGTTTTCAGTCATATATGGATTTTTGTAAACTTGGTAACGTCCGTTGAATGAACCAACTTTTTGTACACCAAAAGCATATTCCATTTGATCAGCTTCACCGTTGTGGTTAGAAGCAAAACCAGGAATTGATTCGATGATAGTAGCAATAGTTGGAGATAACACCATAAAATTAGCACCACCACGTAGAGTTAACTGGTGAATACGGTTGCTTATTTTTTGTACTTTAGTACCAAGTGTTTGGAACCATTGACCTTGTGTGTTATAGAAACCTAAGCTAGTTGCGCTTACACCACCAGTAGCAGTTACTGAAGTGTTGTTAATAGCTGACCAGTAATCAGTTGTTGCAGCATCTTCAATTAACATATCTAAGATTTCTAAATCAATTTCCATTGAAATGTACTCACTTAACATATTAGTTAATTCAGCTTCAGCATCGATATTTTGGTAAGCGTTTAAGTCTTGAGCGAACTCAGGAGTCCATACAGCTTTTAACTTTTTAGTTTTAGCTGTAATTTCACTAGATACCATATCAATGTTGATTTCTGGTATTACTATTGAAGTGTTGCTATCAGCGTTTGGTACTGAGAATGTACCAGTTGCAGTGTCTTCAAAATCACCACGTTGGTTATCGTTAGTTAATTTGTTGTAGTATAGGGTATAAGAACCAGTAGCAGCTAAAGCAGCACCAGAACCAGTAAAGTATAAAGTGATGATAGTACCAGCAGTATTTACACTAGTAAATGCAGGTAAGCTAGCAGCAGTTGTGATTACACTAACACCAGTTTCAGTAGTAGCAGAACCAGATACTAAATAAAATGCACGAACTGCATCTACATCGTAGTTAGACATTACTGAAGTAGAGATTTGAGCTTTTAAGATGTTACCAGCAGCTAAAGAAGCTGAATAGTTTGAATCGTAGTTTAATTCACCCCAACTTGTTACAGCACCAACTGAACCAGTATATTGAGAAGCTGGAGCACCAGTTGAACCTGATAATAGACCTAATAATGAAGATGAGAATTGGTTTGTAGAATAAGCAAAACGACCTGTTCCATAAAGACCACCTGCAGTATCAGATGTTGAGAATGGGTATTTAGAACCAGAATCTGCACTTCTAGTACCATATAAAGAGTTACCAGCAGAGAATGGATTCTTAGTATTTCCGTATTGGAAATCTAGGAAGAATACTAGACCAGAAGGTAAGTTCATTGGTTGTACAGAAACGAATTCTTTAGCGGCGATTTGGCCGAACACTTTACGTACTAAAGGTAAAGCGATACCAGCCCATTGTTCACCTTGACCTGGGGTAAAGAAAGCACCTGTACCAGTTGATGATACCTCAGTTACTAATTGTTTAGCTTGGTTTTCAAGCATAAGAGACATATTGTTTTTGTTAGTCTCGTCTAGGCCTTCTAATAGACCTGTTTTAGCCCATTTACCAGCTAATCTAGCTGCATCTTTTTGCAGGGATTTGTAAGGGCTAGCTGATTCAAGTAATGTTTGAATTTGACTCATTTTAATTGTGTTTTTTAGTTTTTAAATTATTATTTATTTCTTTTTAATACCAGCTAATTGTTGCATTCTTGCGAAAGCTGAATTAACTTCAATGATTGGTTTTTTAGTATTTTGTATACTATTACCAGTTATAACTTTTGAAGCGATACTTCTTACTGATTCATTCATAGGAGATTTAGTTGATTGTGTGTTTAAGTTTCCTAATACTGTTTCGTAAACTAATTTAGCTTCATTTTTATTTTTTGCTTTATCAAAAGCATTTAATACTTTAACCTTTTGAGATTCAGTTAAGTTTTTAGCTTTGAAGATTTTGTTAACGTAAAGAAGTTTTGAACTTAATAGATTAGCTTCGTTAAGATCAGATTTAACTTGAGCTAATGCTCTGTAAGCTTCATCTAATTCTTTTTTCATTTCATCCATTTCTTTTTTCATTTTAGACTCTTCTTTTTCTGTTTTTTTCTTTTTAAGTTCGTCTAAAAGTTCATCCATTTTAACTTCTTCTTCACCTTCTTCACCTTCATAGCCTGGTTCTTCTTCCATACCTTCATGACCAGCTTCTAATTCACCAGCTTCAACCATTTCATGAATTACTTCTTCAATGAATTCTTTAAGATCTTCTTCAGACATATCTTCGATGTTGATTTCTTCTTCATCATCTTCACCTTTAGCTTCCATTAGATCAGTGTCTGAATGGCCATTTGGAGCTACGTTACCGTGAGCGCCGTTACCTTTAGGGTCGTTGATTACTTCATCCATGTTTTCATCCATTTCTTCGTCCATGTCTAGTTCTCTTAAAAGTTCATCTAATTCTTCATCCATGGTTTTAGTTTCATCCATTTCAGTTTCATAATGACTGTTTTTCATGGCTTGATATTTGGCTGTTTTAGTGTAGCCTGAATCTTTTGGATTTTTAGCTTCGTCCATGTTTTCATCCATGTCGTAGTTTTCATCCATTTCTTCATCCATAGTTTCATCTAATTCGGTCTTGTAACGGCTATTCTTCATAGCTTGATGTCTTGCTACTTTTCTGTAATCTGTTTCTTTTTCAGTTGCTTTTGTAGCTTTGTTTTCGTCCATTTCCTCATAGTTTTCATCCATGTTTTCATCCATTTCTTCATCCATGTTTTCATCCATTTCAACTTTGTAATGGTTGTTCTTCATAGCTTGATGTTTAGCTGATTTGATGTAACCTGAATCTTTTAGGTTTTTACCTTCTTCCATCTCTTTAGATTCATCCATTTCCTCATCCATTTCGTCCATTTCAGCTAGTTTAGCAGCTAATTTTTCTCTTAGGTAAGGGGCAAATGATTCTTCAAGAGCGGCTTTTGCATTGGTGATAGCTGTTTCTTTAATTGTTTTAGCATCAGCAATGGCTTGTTTTAGCAAATCTCTGTTTGTTGCCATAATTTTCCTCAAATTTTTGTTTTGGAAATACGCTTATTAGGGGATAAAAGGAAGCGTAATAAGATTAGTTAGTGCGATGCAATATAGGGAATTGCATATTCTCTTATACATATATGGAAGGATCGTAAAATCGCAAAAGTAAAAAAAAATCCTAACCTTACGGGGTTAGGATCAAACCTATAATACTGAGACTATAGGGTGGTATTGCTTGATTTTAGAATATAGGGCAAGTGCCGTTGGCACATAATATATCTGTAAGTATTGAATTTATTTTAAAATATGGGCTTTGTTTTGGATTTAGTCCTTCATTTAGTCCTTCTTTAACTGTATTCATC